ACGAGATTCCTCTACGTCTCGTGGGCTCGGAGATGTGTATAAGAGACAGGTGTGAGGGGCAACTAAACAACTAATTTAGTCTTTTAGTCAGAATTAAGAAAATCGTTTAGTTGACTAAACAGAAAGGAGAGTTTATGGAGTTAGCTGAAATTATGAATTTGATTGGTAGTGTCGGTTTCCCTATCGTTATGTGTTTGGTCATAATGTATTTTTGGAATAATCAGTATACAAATACGATGAAAGAACTCAAGGATACGATTAGTCGACTAACAGAAGTGGTTGCCGATAACACAAAGGCACTTGCCTTGTTGGAACAGAGATTAGGAAAGGAAGATGAAGATGGCGAATAGTAAGTTAATGCCTTTCGAGTTTGAGTATTGTACGGATAAGAAAAAGGTTTTTGAAAATTATTGTAAGTATAGTTTTACAAGAACACAATCTATGTTCGTATATACTGGACTTCCGGACACAATACCTGTTCAATGGTTGGAAAGTTATTTACAGAGAAATGGTTCTTGTTGTATTGCAGAACATGAGGGTAAGTTGTATGCGTTACTTGGAAACGCTGGCGGTGAGTTAGATGAATATTATCAACCTACTACATATACAGTTGCAAACCCAGCCTTGAAGTTGAGTAAAACTTATAAGATTGGTGAGGATTGTGTGTATTGTAGAAATGATTATGACGCACTCGGACTCACACCTTTGATTTCAAGGTACTGTGGATTGATGACTGAAAATCTTATCACTGTTAGAATATCAGACATCAATATGCGTATGATGAACTTGTTGTCAGCACCTGATGATAATACCTTTCAGTCGACTAAACAGTATTTGAAAGACTTGGAAGAGGGTAAGTTGGGAGTTGTAGGTGAGTCACCATTCTTCGAGGGATTGAGATTACAGTCCAAAGGTGTGGGAAATGGGGACTATATGATACAGTTCATCGAGTTACAACAGTATCTTAAAGGTTCTATGTACAACGAATTAGGTATCAATGCCAATTTCAATATGAAACGTGAAGCGTTAAGTGGTCAGGAAGTTGCTCTGAATGACGATGCGTTAATGCCTTTGATTGACGATATGTTAAAACAGAGAAGAGCAATGTGTGATGATTTGAACAGAATGTTCGGTTTAGAAGTTTCTGTTGATTATGGTAGTACATGGCATAGTAATGTTCTTGAGAAACAGCTTGTTAGTGAAACGGAACTTGGTGCTGATAGTGCAGAAAGTGAAGAAGCGGCTGGTGATGAAACTGCATTGCCGGACGACAAAGACGCTAACAGTGTTGATGAAAATGGCGATGTTAGTCGACTAAAAGAGGGAGAAGAAAATGAAGATATTGTGAACAGCGATAATAATTCTTCTGATGATACTTCGCCACAGACAGACGAGAGCGTTGAAGATGACGTGTCAGATAATGAAACAACTGACGAACATGGTGTCGATGATGACGATGGAAACTCGGATAGTGCAACTGATGTGTCAGAAGAAGAAAGTGAAGAAAGTGAACAAGAAGAAACCAAAGAAGTAGACAGTGAAAAAGAAGTAGACAGTGAACCGACAGAAAAAGAAGAGGGTGAAAACGATGATAGTAAGTCCGATGAAACTGAGAGTGATGGAGATGTTGGAGATACATCTTCGGAGAAAGATGATGATGATGAAAAGGGGGATAAGAAATGAAGTTAAAAGAATATTTGGCTAATGCTCAGTTGTTCCCCCTTATGGGTGTTAGTCAACTAAACGAAATTGGTGAACAGTTAGATGATATGTTGAAGTTACAACATGGACTCAAAACTTGTGGTTCAATAATCACAGAGTTTGTTGAAAGTGATGGAACTGTATCATTGGAACATCAAAAGTTGATAGCCAAATACGTTTATATGCAACACCAAAATAAGTGGGATAGCCTTTTCAAATTTGCTGAAGAGGAAGTTGAACCACTTGTCAATAAAGTTTCTACTACTACAACCACGTATGGAAAGATTGTTGATGAACTTGCTGGCGGAAGTGATAGTAAAGTAGATACTGGTAAGATTGCCGGTTTCGACTCAGCAGACTTCGTTGACAGCGATAGTAATGAACACAAAACCACGTATGGACGTACGAACAAAGCAAGAAGCACAGGCACAGACACAGTTACAGTAGAGGAACGAAGTGGACAAGCAGAGCGTTTAGTCGACTATACACTTAAATTTTGGAACCAATATGGTATCACTAGAACAGTTTTAGCTGATGCCGAGAACATATTAACCTTACCTATTTATGAATTGGAGGAATAAAAAAATGAAAGTTGAACAGATTTATACTTTATGTAATCAGATTAGTGGAGAGGTTCTTGGAAAAGCAGACCTCATGCAGGCAGATTTGTCTAACGTAGTTGCTTATGGTGAAGAGATTATCGGTGCTAATGCACTTGATAACTATGTTAAGTCTTTGATTGACCACATCGGTAAGATGGTGTTTGTTGACAGAGTGTATGCCGGTTCTGCACCTAGCGTGTTAATGGACGGTTGGGAATTTGGTAGCGTACTTGAAAAGGTAACTATGGCTAAGTTGCCTGAAGCACAGGCAAACGCTTCTTGGAACTTACAGAACGGTCAGAGATATGAAACTGACATTTTCACAGCACCGGAAGTTAGTGCTAAGTTCTACAACGGAATGTCTACATTTGAAATTCCTATGTCCTTTGCAGAAAAACAGGCTAAGAGTGCTTTCAGTTCTGCTCAGCAGTTAAATGCTTTCTTCAGCATGATTCAGACTGCAATCGAGAACAGTATGACAATTAAGACTGACCAGTTGATTATGGATACAATCAACTCCATGACAGCTGAGACTTTAGTCGACTATAATGCTGAGGGAGATTACAGTGGTGCTGGTAACACTCGTGCTATCAACCTGTTAAAGTTATACAATGACAGATTTGGTCAGAAGTTAACAGCTGATAAGTGTATCAGTGACGGTGGTTTCATTAAGTGGGCAAGTTTCATGATTGGCTTGTATTCCGGTAGAATGACTAAGTTAAGCACTCTGTTTAATATCGGTGGTATGGAGAGATTTACTACTGCTGATAGATTACACCTTGTAATGCTTGACGAGTTCTCTAAAGCAGCTGATGTATACTTACAGAGTGATACTTTCCATGAACAGTATACTGCACTTCCTAACGCTGAAACTGTTCCGTTTTGGCAGGGTTCTGGTACTGCGTATGACTTTGCAAGCACTTCTGCTATCAACGTTAAGTGCAACGGACATGAAGTTGAAGCTGATGGTATCTTAGCAGTTATGTTTGACAGAGAAGCTCTTGGTGTAAGTAACCTTGACAAGAGAGTTACTTCTCAGTACAATGCTCGTGGTGAGTTCTACAATAACTGGTATAAGTTCGACGCTGGTTACTTCAACGATTTGAATGAGAACTTCGTAGTATTCTACGTAGCAGATACTCAGTAATCTTGGTGGGGTTTAGTCGACTAACAAGTTGGCTAAACCCTATTTTTATAGAAAGGAGTAGTAGTATGAAAGTCATTTTGTATAAGACAGTGAGCGAGAAAAATAGAATAACAAAAGTATTAACAGACGAAGTGACTCTAAACGGTGCTTTAAGAGATGCTAGTAGTGTTGTAAGTCCTAGTATCTTAGTTCAACAGGAAGTAATAGGCTATAATTATGCTTATATTCCGGAGTTTGGACGCTACTATTTCATCAATAATATTACTGCAATGCGTACACACGCTTTTGTTATAGACTTAAAATGTGATGTTTTAATGTCGTTTAAAGATGAAATTATGGAAATGAGTGGTGTTGTTAGTCGACTAACAGATGGTAGTCCTTATGCTCAGAGAGATGTGTTGTGTAAGGTTACTGAAACTCATAGAAGATTGGATTTTCCGGAAACTCCATTTACTAGAAATGGTAGTTACGTTCTTATATCGAAAGGGGGATACTAAAATATGGCTAAAGGAAAGAGCGTTTATTTACTACCATTTAGTCTTAAAGTTAATGGTAGTGTTGTTTATGAAAATAGTAAGTATTTAGTTGGTATGTATACTAAATTGCCTAGTGCCAGTATTTCAACTTTTGACTTTGAGAATGGTGAACTTGGATATATAACTTGTGATGAGTCTATGGCTAATACATTGTATATCTTTGTAATGTCCACCGAAGCAGTACAGTTGGACGAGAGTTTTGACTATGAGTCTTGGATATATTCAAGTTTTGGCTGTACCTATTATGAAGATATGTGGACTGGCGATATTGACGATATTAAAGATAGTTATTCTCCTATGTATAGTGGTCAACTGGATAACTTAACTGACTATAATTTTGTATGTGGTTGGCGAGTTGGTATACTTGACTTACCTGATAATATTGAGCCTGACGAATTACTGTTAGTAGGTGGTTCAAGTGCTGTTGAGATTACCTACGAGAGTGGTGAAGAATATACTGTTGCACCATCTTCACCTATATCTGTCGGAGAAACTGATGTTAATTTAGTTGTTACTCTCATTGATGGATATGTGTGGAAAGATGAAACTCAGAGTATAACTATTGATGGTAATACTATTGAGGGTGTTGTCAATGAGAATAGTTGCACATTTACTTTGAATAGTGGTAATGTTGGTAGTGGTGGTGCTTTGACTTGGGGATTAGACTTTGAGATTTATGTCCCGCCGGTGATAGAAAGACATGACTTCTTTACTGTATATATTCCTACTAATGAGAATATGGAAGTTATCAACAATGCTATATTCTTAAGTGGTAGTGAAACAGTAGATGTAATGCACTATTTCAGTAGTTACAAGAAGTTCTTCTGTATAATTCCTATTGAGGGTTATAAACAGTTAAAGGCTAGTAAGTATGACTTCGGTGTTACATCGCCATATACTAAGAGTTATACTTTGAATATTGATTGTGGAAGTATTCAGATTGATGAAACTTTTAAGAGTGTTATGGATTACGCACCTTTTAGTCGACTAACAATCTTCTTACCGTTTATCGGTTTCCAAGAGTTAGATGTATCTATGGTTATGAATAATGTACTACACGTTGTTTATACAGTAGATGTGTTGAGTGGTAGATGTTTGGCTAAACTGTTTGTAGTAATCGGGGAAAATGAATGTTGTATTGCTGAATATGGTGGTACTATTGCAAGTGATGAAGTGTTTTCGTCAAGTGGACAGTATAATGGTAGTTATGAATTGATGACTTCCATGCAGTTGGGTGAGTTGCAGACCTATGTATTGATTAGTAATAAAGAACCATTAGAGGGAAATGTGTCAGAGTATGACGGTTATCCTACTAATGAGGTTATAAAGGTGGGTGATGTTACAGGTTTCGTAGCCTATGATAAGATTTTTGCAGTTGGAATGACTGCTACTGAAACTGAGAAAAGAGAGATTGAAAGCATCTTAAAGAGTGGTGTTTTAGTCGACTAAAGGAAAGGAGTGTTCTTATGACACACAAAGAATTTATTGAGGTAATCGCCAAGTATGTTATCAAATATGCTAGCGATTATGGAATTAAGGTTCACAGTCCTATTATTGCACAGGCAATCTTAGAAAGTGGTTGGGGTGGTAACACTTTGGCTAGTAAGTACAACAACTTCTTTGGTTTGAAGTGTGGTGGTAGTTGGAAAGGTAAGAGTGTGAACATGGCAACTAAGGAAGAATATACTGTTGGTACTTTGACAGATATTAGAGCCAACTTCAGAGTGTTTGATAGCATTGAAGATGGTGTAAAAGGTTACTTTGAGTTCATCAATTATAGTAGATATAGTAACTTGAAAGGTGTAACCAATCCCGAAGAATATTGCAGACTGATTAAGGCTGACGGATATGCTACAAGTAGCACGTATGTAACTAACCTTATGAGAGTTATTAGAGATAATAACTTGACAAGGTTTGACGGAACACAGGAAAATGTGGAAAAGGAGAAAGAAGATATGGTTAGTGGAGATATTGTTGGAACACAGTTGACAGGTGCAGAGATTATTGAGTTACTTGCCAAAGAGGTTATCAAAGGTAGATATGGTAATGGAAGTGAGAGAAAGCAGAAACTGGGAGAATTATATCCTATCATTCAGAAGCGTGTTAACGAGTTGTGTAAATAAAATGTGGTAGTTCTAAACTAAGAAGAGAGGGCGATGAACCCTCTCTTTTTAGTTGACTAAACAATTGCATCATGACCACACTGTACTAAGTAGTTTCGTACAATTTCTCCAACCTCGTTGTCTTGATAGAATACTTGGTTATCTGCAAAGAATTGTCCTATTTTCTTATTCATTTTTAATGAACAATGACGCATATTCCTAATGTGATTAGGTCTTGGGTCATATTCAAGTTCGTAGATTATATCCTTATCCTCGTTTTGGATAGGAGTCGTCTTACGATGAATGTATGTGAACAAGGAATTGTTTGTGTTAATGATTTCACATTGGAGAAGTTCATCGTTGAACCTCATAAAGTATGTGAATATGACATCTTTTGGAAGATACTTGCATGGTAAGTGTGGGTACATAGCCATTTCCCATGAACCACCTGTAATCATAGTAAGTTTAGGGTTATCGAAAGCAAAGTAAATGTCAGACGGTTTACCTTTCTTGGAGATAGAGTCTGCGTATTCTACTGCTACACGAAGTTTTGACTCACCATATTTGTATACTTCGATAGCACCTTTGTCCATTTCTTTAATGTGTGTAAGTCCCATCTCTGTAAAGTATGGACAGTATTGGTTTACTGTATTACCAGCCATGAATATCTTTACATCAGAACGCTGACGAACTATTGTAGAGATAACGTTCATAAAGGTAACAAATTCATCGGGTAGGTAATATTGTCTTGTTAAGAACTCGTCAAAGAAGATAGTCTTAACTTTTGGATAAGATGTTGACTTATCGTGTTCTACATCGGATAATGCAAATCCGAAACAGAAAGGTTCTGGTGCTGAAATCATTTTTCCTGTTCTTGCGTCAGGATTTGCTAAGTACCACTTTCCGGAGTAAGAGTATATTGTGGTATATTTACCATCTGTTAGTCGACTAACAAGTCCATCTTGAACTAAGGCGTCGAACATCTGCTGACCACGTTTACCTCTAAAGTCCTCTTTCCAACGTCTTACCAAAGCACCTTGATGACCATGCTTACAGTAATTTTCTAAGATGTATTTGAGAATTGCGTATGTTTTACCGTTGGAACGCTCTCCGAATATAATGTTGTATTGACAATCTTTTGATAGTATGGGTGTTAAGCTGTAAAACTTAACACCACTGTCTTTATTTTCCATAGGCTATTCCTCTCTTTGTTGTATTCCACAGATATAATCCCAAAACGCATCTAACATTGAAATCTTGAAAGGTGCTGGTTCTAAGTGGATTGATGATTTTTCGTAGTAGGTGAATTGCTCTCCTAAATAATCTACCACTTGACCTGTCCATAATTGGTCTATATATGTGTGAGTGAGTTTTCCGGTTCTACCCGCCGGTATGTCGAGGGAACGTGTGAAGTGTTTGAATACTCCATCTATTCCATAAGTTTCGAGCATATATTCTTTGATTGCTTTCTTGTTTACACCGGCAACTGTAAATTCTATATCATTACCTTTCTGTACTAAGTATCTCTTAGCACCTAAAGTTTTGAACTTATCGTATGTTCCCTCATAGTCCCAAACTCCTATGAGTTTTCTCTCGCCTTTTATTGTCATAGGCTCAAAATCTTCCATTGGTATTCCGTGGAACTCAGATGCTTTTTGCAGAAGTTCTCTTACATGGAGATTGTAGTTCTGTATGAAGTCTTTATGCCTATCCATGTTGATAGCCTTGATAGAGTCTGTATCTGAATATACATAGTCTGAACCAAATGCTACAATTCCTTTGAATAGGTTGTGTCTTGCATGGGCTGTTACCCACACTCCCCAAGGATAATAGAGGAAACGACTTGGGTTTTTGTTGTACCTGTTTAGTTGACTAACAGGTGTTTCTGAACCAACTTGCCATTCATCAGCATACAGTTCTTGGTGGTATTCGAGGTCATCACGTACTATGTCTGTTACAGCCATTCCATACGCTGAGTTCAACATCGCTTTACCTTGTAGATATTCGTCCTCTTTTCCGACTACACCTTTCAACTCTGTTTTGTCTTTGTAGAATTTTACAAGACATTTTACTAAAGAGGTTGGTAAGTATCCACGATAGAATGTGTAGAACTTTCCAATTTTGATACCGTCCCATTTATAGAATTGACGGTATATATCGAAGTCTAATTCTGTTATAGTGGTTTCGAGTATCTTAGCATCTATCACTCTACCATTGTTAAGGTGGTAACCCTCAATGTATGAACAACGTGATGATGATATTGGATTTTCTATCGTTGTTGTAGGTCTAAGATTGATAAACTGTACTTGGAATATACAACAATATGATTTTAGATAGAACTCCAACTCTTTCATATCATGCACTTCCACTTCTCTTGGACTAGACATTGGGAAGTATTGTGCCATCATAGTGAATGGATATGATGATGTAAAGTCTATCGAACCAACTTGGCTAAGTTCTTGGTCTACATAGTTTATGTTAGCATGAGTGAACCCACCTTGAAAAGCCGCTTTACACATTTTGTACTGTTCATGTGTGAGTGTGAGAGATTGCATTACATCTCTGTACTTGTAGGCTTTTAGTCGACTAACATCATCAACTTTGCCACTTGTAGCAAGACACTGTTGTTGACAGTATCTACGAACGTATCCGGTTTTTGTGTATGGGATATGTGCTATATCTCCATTCTTGTCTATTTCTTCTTGTATGTAGCAGACTACTACTTGTGTATCTTGGGTACAGTATTTCAACTCTTTGTCTGTTAATGGTGTATTGGAATGTCTGATAAGAGAGTAGTCCAAGTCACCAACCATCTTCTGAGTTTTGTAGACACGGAGTTCATCTGCTAATTTTGCAAGTGAATAGCCGGATAATCTGTATGAACAACGGAACTCTATTCCCTTTGTAGTTACTGCGTACAGTGGTCTACGTTTATCGTCTGCAAATATATCGTGCCACTCAAACCATTTACGCATGAACTGAAATTCATATTCAAGATTGTGAATGTACATAATTGCTCTTTTGTTGTACTTGATAAGTTCAAATACTTCTGCAATACAATCACATAACTGTACGAATTGACTCCAAGTTCTTCCTATGAATGTTGTACCATTTACATTACAAGTCCAAATGTACATAATTGCTTTCTTTGCAATACCGTCCATAAAGGAAGATGTTTCTATGTCAAATGAAATTGGAATGTTTAGATAGTGTACTTTGTGAGAGTAAACCCACTTAAAGTTTTCCATCTCTTTGATTTCGTTTAGTCGACTAACAACTAATGACTTGTCTATGTCACCTGTGTTAGAAGAAGAAACCGCCACCAAAGAATCCTGCATAAGGAACGATAACGTCCTCATGTAAATCACCTCCGAACATTGAATTTTCACGTGTATTGAGGTCTAAGATTTCGCTCATGTACTCCATAGCGTCATAACCCTCTTCTACTGCTTCATAAGTTGCATTGATTAAGCGTTGTGAACCATATAAGTCAATAGATGCTTGTGCAAATGATGACCAATTTCTAAACGCTTCCATAACCATAGACATTGTATCGTCCATGTACTCGCCTTTTTTAAAGTGTGGTGGTATATGTGAAGCCACACCTTTTACGAACTTAGAGTCCCACAACTTTGCTTCGTCAAGTGTGGAAGTAGGCTCTTTAAGATAAGTCTGTATCTGTGTTGCTATCTTTGTAAGTTCGTCTTGATATTTCTCTAATTTGTAAATAGAATTATGTCTTTCGGGGTCTAAAAACTCTGCTTGAGTTAAAACACCTAAGAGCAATTCTTGATAGTTACCGTCATATAATTCTATTGCCGGAACTGAACGTAAGTTGTTGTACAGTAATGATAGATAACTCTCGTCTGCTTTTACAGCGAATGGATAAATCTCTGTGTACATTGTGTGGAACTTTTCCATTTCATGTTCAAATTCCTGTCTCTTATACACATCTCCGAGCCCACGAGACGTAGAGGAATCTCGT